TTATTGGGGGTACTGGTGGTGATATAGAAACCTCTTCTAAAGATTTTATGGATATGTATTATAATGCTGACGCATTTAATCTTATTCCTATGTTTATACCTGCTACTAAATGTTATCACGGTTTTTTTGATACTAAGACAGGAACTTCAGATATAGTTAATGCTGAAAAAAAATTGTTTGAAGAAAGACTACAATTAAAACAAAGTAATAATCAAAAGGGTTTTAATCTTCACGTACAGAATTATCCTTTGACTGTAGAAGAAGCGTTTTTACAAACTAAATCTTCTAAGTTTAATGTAGCAAAAATAAACGACCAACGTAGTACTATTCTTTCTAGTAGTGAAGTAGAAAACCAAATACAAAGTGGTAGATTAGAATGGGCAGACGGAACAATGAATGTTATTTGGCATCCAGACAATGATGGACCATATAAAATATTATCACACCCTAAAATAGAATATAAAGGATTAGACATAGGTGGTATTGATTCTTATGACCAAGATGAAGCTCAAAGTTCTAAATCGTTAGGTTCTGCTATAATATATAGAAGATTCTACAATACAGAAATGGCTAGTAATTATGTAGTAGCCGAATATACAGAAAGACCAAAAACAGCAGAAGAATTTTGGGACGGATGTCTGAAGTTAGCAGTTTATTATAATTCTCAAATGTTAATCGAGTTTACTAAGATTGGTATTATAGATTATTTTAACAGAATGGGTGGAATGAAATACATGAAGGAGAGACCTAAAACGGCTCACTCACCAAGAACAGTTAATAGAAACAGGTATGGTATTCAAATGAATAAACATACTAAAGCAGTAATGGAACAGTACCTAAATAAATATGTAGAAGACAACTGTGAAGACATATGGTTTATTACCCTACTAGACGAATTAGCAAACTATGGAGTGCGAAATACTGACCGTGTTATAGCTTTTGGACTCTGTTTGATACATGACATTGACATATACGAAAAAAGTGTTAAATTTGGGGAGGAAAAACAAAGTAATTTAGGTTTTGTATATTATAAGCGAGAAAATGGTAGGCTTGTGCCATACAAAAAAGAACTAATATGACATACAACAATAGAAGCGTACCTCGTCAGGCAATCCCTGAAAGTGAAAAAACTTTAGAGTGGTGTAAAGATAATTTAAGAGCTATAACCAAAACTTTGGGAACAGGTGGTAAACACAACGATTCCAAAAACAAAGATATAGCCAATTACAACATGTATAATGGTTTTGTGAATAGTCAGGACTATGAATACATAACAGAGCAGTACGGAGTCCCGTACCCTGCTCAAATGAACAATTTTCCTCTTACTTCAACTAAGATAGATTTATTAGTTAATGAAGATACAGAAAGACCACTTGATAAAAAAGTGTCGTCAATAAATAGTGATGCAGCATTAAGAAAAGAAAAATTTAAAGTTTCTTTAATTGCTGACAAACTTTTAGAAGATATAAATTCTCAATTTAAAGACCAATTTAATGTAGATGCTCCTTCGGAAAATGAAGGGTTTCCTATACCAGAAGATATTGACACCTTCATGCGTTACGAGTATAAAGAACTCATCGAGGAAGTATGTCAAGATGGTTTAGATTATTTGGTAAACAAATACAGACTTAAAGATGCGTTTAGAGACGGGTTTAGAGATTTCTTAGTAACAGGTAAGGAATTTTATAAAGTGTACGTTAAAAACGGTGACCCATTTGCTCGTAGAGTAGACCCTAGAGCTTTAATCTGGGATATGTCAATACAAAATGATTATTTAGAAGATTCTCAATGGGTAGGAGAAGAAAGATGGATGACTATAAACGAAATCCTAGATGATTATCGTGAAGAGCTGTCTACTGAAGATGTACACGAATTAGAAGACATGAGTAAGTTGAACGACATGGAAGGTGTTGCTGCTTACAATGAAAGTTTTGATTGGTTGCAGTATGATAAAAATAAAGGAATAAAAGTAAGAGTTGTTTCAGCAGAATGGAAATCTGTAAAGCAAATTAAATATAAAGTATCAGAAAACAAGCATAATCCTAGCGAACCATTTAAGAAAGTAGTTGGTGAAGATTATAAAGCTAGAAAAAAAGAAAAAGTACAAAATGTCTACATAGATGACATATGGGAAGCCACAGAAATAGGTGGAAAAATATATGTACAATGCAGACGTAGACCTAATCAAGTACGTTCAGTAGATGATGTAGGTACGACAGCTTTATCTTATGTAGGTTGTGTTCATAACTATTCTACAGGTAATTCTAAATCACTTGTAGATTTATTACGTCACGTACAGATGATGTACAACATAGTGCATTATCATATAGAACTTACATTAGCTCGTTCTGGTGGTAAAGCAGTAGTTTATGATGTATCTCAAATGCCTACTGATATGGGTATGGATATGCAAAGCGTTATGTACCATTTAAAAACAGATGGTATTATTCCTATCAATTCTATGCAAGAAGGACAGGAAGCTTCTAAGTTTAATCAGTTTCAACAAGTAGATTTTACATTATCTCAATCTGTGCAACAACTTATAAATCTTAAGTTAATGCTAGAGCAAACAGCAGGTTATATATCTGGTGTATCTCCACAAAGAGAAGGTGCTGTAGGTCAATATGAATACGTTGGTAATGTACAACGTTCTGTAGTACAATCATCTTTATCTACTAAAGGTTGGTTCTTCCAACATGGAGAAGTTAAAAAAATGGTGTTCTCAAGACTATGTAATTTAATGAAAGTAGCTTGGTCTGACGGCAAGAAAGCAGGATATGTATTAGGTGATGGAGGTTATAAGTTTTTAAATGTATTACCTGATATAGCATTAAATGATTACGGAGTATTCTTAGGTGATTCAGGTAAAGATGATTCTATGCGTCAAGTAGTTCAGCAAATGTCTCAAGCAGCGTTGCAACAAGGTAGTCTTACTATGTTAGATGCAATTAAAGTTCTAAAATCAGAAAGTTTAGCTGAAGCAGAAAATGTATTAGAAAAAGGTCTTGCTACTATGAAGAAAATGGCTGAACAACAAAATGTTGCTGCACAAGAACAACAACAAGCATTATCTCAACAACAGCAAGAACAATCTAAAGCAGAATCTGAAATGAAACAAGCAGAATTACAAACTAAAATAAAAGTTGCAGAAATTAATGCTAAATCTAGTATTGATGTAGCGGAAATACAAAGCGATACAAGACTGCAAGCAGAAGATACTAAAGAGAAGAATAAATTAGTTCTTGAAGGGGTTAGAGCAGACCTACAAGAACAAATGAAAGAAAACGAAAGCAAGAGGGCTATTCCTTCAAAATTAAATAACCAATAAAGTATTACCTTTGTAAAAATAAAGCAAGATGGAGAAAAGCGAAAACAGTATTATCGAACAAGTACTTTCTGAGAATCAAGAACCAGCATTTGACCCGACATCATTTATATCGGCTGATGCTGCAAAAGATTTAAGTTCTTTAGAGCAAACAGAAAATGTAGAAACTGTAACAGACACGTCAAGTGTTGCAGAAGAAGAAACAGCTATACAAGCTACAGAAAGTCAAGAAGAGGTTGTCGATGAAGATGGCTTTTCTTGGAATGACGTAAAAGAAGAAGTTGTAGAAGAGGTTGTAGAAGAAAAACCTGTAGAAGAAGAGGAAGATTGGGATGAAATTCCTAAAGTAGAGCCTTCTGAATCAGACTGGGAAAATATAGGTACAGAGTTTGGCGTAGAAGCTAAAACAAAAGAAGAGTTAGTATCTAAAGTAAAAGAGATGATGTCAAACCCTGTAAAGGATAATGACGTTATTGTTAATTTACAAAACTTCTTAAAAGAATCGGATGCTGATTTAGTTGCTGCAGACATGAAAGCTGCAGGGTATGATGAAGAGAATATAGACGATACTGTAAAAAGATTGAAAGATTCTGGTTTACTTGTTAGAGAGGCTACTCAAATTAGAACACAACTTCAAACTCATATAAAAAATGAAAAAACGAAGTTAAGAGATGAGAAATCAAATTCTGAAAAAGAATCTAAGCAGGCACAAATAAATGCAAGGAAAGATTTACAGTCTCACATAAAAGACCAAAAGAAATTCTTTGGTGGTAAAGTTACACCAGTA